GCGTGAACGCGGTTTCGTTCAGAATCCCGGCCTCGGCCTGGGCCTGAAGTTCGCCAAGCTTGTTCTGGAACGTCAGGGCTGCCTGAAATCCCTCGTCGCCGAATTGCACGGCTTCGTCAACAATGCCGGACAGCGTTTCCTTCGACTTGTCAATTGCCTTCTGTAGACGCTCAAAATCGGCGTCAGGCTCGACAGTCACCTGAATCGGCTCTTCCGCGTCGGCGCGAATCTCACCAAGGCCATCACTGACTTCATCAGTGGCGACGGTCATGTATTGACCGACAAGCGGTATGCCTTCGGCAAAGTTGTTCCACGCTGCGATTGCGGCGTCAATCGTGTTGATCATGAACTCCAGCGCCGAGTTAACAACGCCGAGCACTGCCGCAACTGGGTTGATTGCAGGGGCTAGTGCTGTGAAAAGATTGGTCAGCGGAGTCAGGGCCACCCCGAGAACCGTGCCGATAATGTCGCCGACCAAACCAACGGTCTTCCCGAACTCGCCAAACCCAGCACCGACAGAGTCAAGCAGCGGAGCAAGCAGATCGCCAATCGGCGCAACGATTGCCGTGATTCCGCCGATGGCCTCTGCGATGGCTGTGGCAATCCCTTCGACAAGACCAGCAAATGGCGTCAGCAGGTTTGTGCCGAGCCCAAGAATTGCGGTCTGCACGTCATCAAATGCAGTGCCAAGCTCTGCGATTCTCTCTTTATCGAGTGCACTGATGCGGGCGTTGAATTGATCAAGTGCCGCGCTTGACTCTTCGATTGCCGTAAAACCACGGCGGACATTCTCACCAGACTTTCCGAGCAACTCCATCTGCAGGGCCGCCCGCCTTGCCGGGTCTTCTACGCCAGCCAGGGCAGTAGCGACAAGGTCGGCCTGTTGCGGGAGCGACAGGCCAGACAGTTGCTCCTGACTAATCCCAAGTTCCGCAAGAGCCTTGGCCGCACCACTGGACGAATCACGCGACTCATCAAGCTTCACGGCAAACTTCTGTAGACCGTTCGTCAGAGCCTCAAAAGAAACGCCGGTTCGCTTGGCTGCCTCCTCGAGCGTCTGAATGGTGGAGAAGTCAGTGCCCAGCTGCTCGGCCGCAAACCCAAGCCCCTCAACGCGACTTTCAAGATTTGCGAGACCGCTGGCAACGGCAGTGGCTGCGGCACCAAATCCGACAACGGAGGCCACGCCAATAGTCAGCGGATTGACCAAGCCGGCCGCCGAGGCGGCGAGGCCGGAAAAACCCTGCGACAATCCGCCGGCAAACACACGGCCAAGCCCTTCGCCGGCCGACGCCAGACCAGAGATTCGGCCAGCCACATTGCCAATCGGACCAGGCAAGGCAGCAAGGACTCCGCTGAGTTCGTTGAACGCAAGCGTGTTTCCGGTGCCGGCCGAGTCTGCCGCAGCGTCATACTTTGCAGCGGCAACGGTGGCCTTGGCAAAATCCTTTGCGGCACGATTGAGGGCTGCGTTGTACGTGTCCTGCGTGATACGGCCAGCCGCCAGGTGCTGGCTCAGTTCCTGCACCTCTTGGTCGTACTTCTGCTGCGGCGTCAAGTTGGCTTGAGTGATCTGTGCCGCACGAGCAAACGCCGCTGCTCGATCTTGCTCTGCCTTAGCAGCCGCCGCGTTGGCTCCACTCGCATCGGCAGCCGCACGCTCGTACGTCTGCTGAGAGATGGCACCCTGCTGCAACAGTTCGCCGAGCCTGGCAAGCGTTGCGGCACGTTTCTCTTCGGCAGTCGCCACCTGCTGCGTGACGCGTGCTCCTTCCGCAAACGCAGCTGCCGCAGCGTTCGCATCGTTCACAATCGCCTTGAGTTCCGTGGCGTATTGCTCTGCTGAAACCTGGCCAGTGCGGAACGCACTGTTAAGGAACGCCAAGTCCGTGGCCACCTTCTGCTGGGCCTGGACCGCAGCTTCACTGGATCGCGTAAACGAGTCGAACAGCGATGCGGCACCGCTTGCCTGCTGACCAAGCTTTTGCAGTTGGCGATCCACCTGCGACAGACCCTTGGTCATGCCACTGGCATTCGCCGTGAACTGCACGCCAAGTCCGATCTGCGTCGCCATCACTTGCCCATTGCTTGCTTCAGTCCCTCCAGCTGCTCAAGCAACTGGAGATCATGCTGCGGTGCCTTCTCAATCGGTACGAAATCTTCCGCCTTCGGTGTCTTGCCACGCGGGCAATACGGAGCCAGGGCAGCACTCGCAAGCAATCCAGTTTCCCGCCATGTGTCAGGCAGCGGCGAATAGAAGCGGTGGTACGCCATCCATTCGCTGAGCTCGCGGGAGTCCATGTCCCGCATCAGCTGCTTGACCGTCATGCCCAGGAAACCCGCCAGACGAAACATGAACCGCTTCGTCGGGCGGATGGCTAGTTTTTTGCGAGTTCCTCCACGTCCTTGTCGGTCAGAGCGTTGTGCTCCATCGCCTTCGTCCAAATGCGGCCGAGCACCTTGCTCGACTTCTTCGCCAGAGCCTGCACGCCTTCGTCGCCAGGGAAGAGCAGTTCGCCCTTCTCATCACACAGGCACTTCGCCAAGAACTTGGTGCGGAAGTTCTCCACGCCTTTGTTCTTGTTGATCACCCAATCGTTCTCGTAGGCGTCCCGCTCGCCGCACGACATGACTCGGCAGAACACAGATCCGCCCCACTCTGGCACCTTAATCTCCATGAGCCCCATGTCATCAGCCGCAAGAATCTGATCTTTAGTCAATGCCATTGGTTTCACCCGTCGAGGATCTTGAACGTCACGGTGTAACGGGTCACGCCGTTCAACTCAGGCGTAACGCTCAATCCCTCATAGACTGCCTTGCACGTCAAGTTTGCACCGCCGCCGCTGATGGTCAGGTCATTCCGCACGCCATAGTTGGCGGTCGTGATGCCAGCCGAGCCGAGGCAGGTGAGAGACACGCTGCCAGACTCGTCGGTCCAAAGGACGCTGCGGCCCTTCGGCAGAGCACCGCCGTACGTCCACGCGAGGTCCGTGACCTCCGTGAACGTAGTGCTGCCGAAGGTGGCCGTGATCCCAGTGCTGTACGTCGCCACGGAAACCTCCGTGGGTCAGGCGTACTGGAACTCGGCCGACCCCTTGATCACGTCGTTGACCGCGAGCGTGATGGTGCAGCTGTTGCAGGTCGCCGTACCGCTAATCGAAATCGGGCCGCCGACCGTAAGCGTTCCCGTCGCACCCTGGGCCAGCATGCCGGTGCCGATGAACTCCACAGAGACGCTCTTGCCTGTGTCGCCTGCGGAGCCCTTCAGCGGGCGGCTCATCGTCAACACAGTCGCACCAGTGGTCATACCAAGGTGAGAGATGTCAATGTTGTCCTGGCCGGCGTTGTCTGCAATGGTCCACGTGAGACCCGTCAGGGTGCCGGTGAAGCCAGGAAACGTAAAAGTCGTGCCGGTGCCGGAATGTGGGGTCGTTGACATGGGCTCTAGGTCTCCTGCCACCAGATGTCGTAGGTCTGCTTCACCACGTAGAGGGGCGACTCAGCACCCTCTACTTCCACCAAATCGTCGGCCTCGTCTATGAGTGCCGTCTGCTTTACTTCCGTATTGTCAATCGTGCCGCCGTATCCATCCAGAACGACGCGGCACTTATCAGCCAGGTCTCGGGCAGACTCATACGTCTCGCCGTAGGCAAAAAGCTCCATCGTCACGCGGGGCACGCCGACCGGGGCGTTGAACGCCTGCTGACGCTCAATCCTGGCACGCCGCCAGATGAGCAGCGGGTAGGTGATCTTTTGCGGCCCCACGTACCGCAGCGGGTAGATCCTGCCGCCGATGAGCGAGTTGACGGCCGTGGCATTGACCAAGGCCGTGCGGAGCACGAACTCAGGGGATTTCATAGTGAGCCCTTGGCGATGGTCTGGAACGCCAGTTCTTTTACGGCGGCGTTGAACGCCTTTTCCATTTCCGCCACCAGCATGCCTTCGACGTTGCTGCGGGTTTGCTCCCACGCAGAACGCACTGGCGGCCTACCGAACCGACCACCCACCGGCATCTTTCCAGTGGAGACCAAGCGGCCGTCCTTAGTCTTGCGGAAGCGCTCTTTCGTGCCGAACTCGACCAGCCCCTGGTGGTAGCCGAGCTTGGTGTTGTCATACGGCTCGTTCATCTTGCGGCCGCTCTTGTAGCCCAGGATGGCAATGCCAACGCCCGTGCGTGGGTACTTCTTGGTTTTGACGGCAATGGATCGGCGAAGATTGCCTGTCTCGCCTTTCGGCGTGTTTGCCTTTAGGGCCGCCAGCGTCCCGCCTTGCTCTGCCGCACGCTTCAGGCCGGCGGCCATGTGCTTGGCGGCAAGGGTTTTCGGCAACCCCTCAAACGCCGCCCGCAGACGCTCAAGCCCAGGCACGTTCATCGTGATGCGGATGCCGACCGTCTCAGCCATCGGTACGCTCCGAACAGACGGCTTCGTGCTCGCTGCGGTTGCCATGCTCGAGCAGGCTGACGATCTCCAGCGTGCGGCTGCGCCACGAGAACCGCATGGACTGCGTCAGGCCCGGCAGGTATCGCAGCCGCACTCGGTGCGTCAACTGCGTCTGCTCTTGGCCAGCAAGCATGGCCTCGCGGGCCGAGACGCCTTCCACGCTGGCCCACACGGCCGACGAGTTGCTCCACGAAAGGACAGTCTCGCCAAGCGTGTTGGTTGCACCGCTGGCAATCTGCACCGTGACACGCTCGCGGAGCTTGCCGGCGTCGATCATCGGTAGGAGCCCCAGCGTTGCGAGTCGAGCAGGGACTTGACGCCAAACTCAACTTCCTTGGAAATACTGCCGGTGAGCACGCTAGTGCGGAACTCGTACCAGTGGCCCACCAGCATCAAGATGGCGTGCCGGATCGCCGCCGGGACGCTCGAGCCGCTCGCCCCGTAGCCGGCCCACCACGTCACGCTGATGGCGTTGTCATCCTGCCGGTGCGGCGTCCACGTGCTGCCGTAGATGGGCAGGATGGCCCCCGGCGTGGCATTCCGGTCAACCCGGTACTCGGCCGTACTGTACGTGCTCGTCGGCCCGGCCTCCTGCGTGAAGGTCACCGTGACGGCCGTGGCCGTGCCGCTCATCACCATCGGCGGCCGGGGCAACTCGACCGGCTCAATGCCGCTGTCGGGGAACTTGTCGAACCGCATCACCCACTGGGTGTGCACCAGCGTGCGGTCAAGGTACTGCTCGCACCACTCGCGGGCTGAAGTCACGAGATTTTGGACATACGCATCATCGTCGCTGGTATCGACCCTCAAATGGGCCTTAGCCTCGGCGAGCGTAACGGGCTCAACCGCTGGCGGCGTCTGACGAGTCAGGCTTCTGTATTGCACGTGGTCTACCTCGCTTGCGTGGCGTTGCGTCGGCCGTCTCGGCCTGGTGGTCAATGGCGGCCGTCTCGAGCTCCTGCTGCCGGTCCTCGACTGCGACCCGCTGAGCGAGCAGCTGGGTGGCGAGCCCGCCGGGGATCTCCACCACCTGGCCTCTGCGGTAGCCACGCCACGAGCGGGTGAACTTCAGTTTCTTCATTGCGGCACGCTCCATGCAGATTCCGGCCGTTTCAGCGTGTTCGTGAACTCCGTGGCCCACTGGAAAACAGGCGTTCCGAGGTTCTTGCCGGGCCACGTGACCACGTACTCGCCGTGGCCTAGCACAACGCGGGGCGTGATAAAAACCTTGTTCCCGCTTTCACGCCAGTTCCGCCAGAACCAGATATCGTCATCCGTGCGGCCATCGTTCCACGAGTTGTCAGGGCCGGGCTTGCTCCAGAACCACGGTTTTCTGCACCGCTTTAGGGCGGCCGTGCTGATGACCGTGAGTCCAAAGTGTGCCGTGTCCACTTCCTGAACGGGCTCGGCAAACCATGTCGCGTCCACCTTCGTGCTGCCGTCTGGCGGCGGATTGTCCAGCGTGCCCTTCAGCGTGAGCATTGGGCGGCC